TCTATTCGAGCCATACGCCAGTTAACACTGGCCTTTGGCAAGATTCGTCTGACGTGCTCAAGAGCTCGTCAGATTAGGGCCGTCATGAATTACATCAAGTGTGAGCAGGAAGTCCGTGTATTCGACAAAGAACTTTCCGAGAGCGATCTCAGAGAGTTCGTTTGTATGTCGGATATGCTTTTCGGGAGTTATTTCTCTAAGGTGGATAGTGATATCTACCACGGAGTGTTTCTTCCGAAGCACGGTCCAGGATCGACCGCCGATGGACTTAAGGGTAACCAAAAGTTCAATCAGACGGTCTGGACCGCACGTCTCGAACAAGCCGGCCTTATGGCCGGTGAGAATCTCTTGCCTAGCTGGCGTTTCTATAACCAGCTGGCCGGAGTTGACTTCCTCGAACCTGGTCGAGAGCGACCTGTAAAGGTTACTCTCGTTCCTAAAACGCTGAAGACCCCTCGAGTGATCGCCATGGAGCCGACCTGTATGCAGTATATGCAGCAGGCTGTACTCTCGCGATTGCTCGCGCGCCTCAATGAGGATGACTTCCTCATGAGGGTTATCGGATTTGATGATCAGCTCCCTAATCAGGAGTTGGCCAAAAGCGGTTCGGCTGATAACCGAACTGCGACACTCGATTTGAGTGACGCTTCCGACAGGGTCTCTAATCAGCTCGTTAGAGCTATGTTGCACAACACTCCTCATTTATTTGGGGCTGTTGATGCTTCTCGCTCTAGACGGGCGGAACTTCCAAGTGGGTTAACGACCCGCTTGGACGGAAAAACAATCCGTCTTTCGAAGTTCGCGTCTATGGGTTCGGCACTCTGTTTTCCTTTTGAGGCAATGGTCTTTACGACGTTGATCTTTTTAGGGATTCAAGAGTCGCTTAACACGCCACTTTCCCCGAAACTAATTAAACAGTTTAGGGGTCTGGTGCGCGTCTTTGGGGACGATCTAATTGTCCCCAAGGACCATGTGACATCCGTTGTCAGCCAACTCGAACATTTCGGTGCTAGAGTTGGTACTGACAAGTCTTTCTGGACTGGCAAGTTCAGAGAGTCTTGTGGTAAGGAGTTCTTTAATGGGCACGATGTTAGCATTGTTCGTGTCCGGCAAGAGTTCCCTACACAACGGCAGTCAGTGAGCGAGGTTAACTCACTCGTGGAACTTCGTAATCAACTCTATACGAGTGGTTACTGGTCCACGGTGAGTTGGTT